CGATATTTTCTCCCATTTGTCCCATCATCTGGGCATCGGCCTGCGCGGCACCGACCTGTCCTGCGGCAAGGATCTGGCCGCTATTGTCATTCACTGAGGGGTTATAAGCAAACATAGTTTTGTCTTTCTAATTAAGCCGCCTTCGCAGCCATCAATTCTTCAGCGAGGGCGGCGCCGATGACCGCTGGCTTGATGGCCAGACGTTTCTTGCCCTTGTAATCGACTTCGGCGACAGCCTCCGGCAGCACCTTCGCAACGTCCTGAGCCATGAAACCCTTGTGCTTCTTGTCATCGCCCTTGTAGCTGAACTCGTAAGCGGTGAGGCCAAGCACGCTGCCAGCCTTGCCGAGCGGCTTGATGTCTTTCTTCTCGCGCTTATCGGAGAGGGCGAACATTCCGGCGCCTTGCAGCAATCCGCTGCCGATGCCGCCGATCATGCCCATGGTAGCGGCATTGTTCATCGCACCGGCTTGCATGCCTGCAGCCTGCAGCGAGGCGTTGTTGTTGAGGATGGCATTGCGGTTGGACGCCAACATATTCGTGTTGAAACTATCGACGAGGCCCGCTTGACGCAGTGATCCGCCAAAGATGCTGCCGACCTGTCCTGTCGTATTACTGAGCGTCGAAGCGCCCAGTCCAAACGCCGGACCAATCGATTGCCGGAACGGATCAAGCTCGGTATAAGCACCGGCCAGACCAATCCGCCGCTGCCTGCGCGCCAGATCCATCTGGTTGACGCCGGAAGCAAACGCTCGGCGCGCATCCAAACGCTGTTGCCCATAGGCATCGCGGTTCAGGATTTCCGCCGCGCTGCTGCCCATCGAGGTGCCAAGGCCGCGAGCCGCGAAGGCCGCGCGTGCCGACTGCGACGCCTCACGCTGCTGCTCCGGTGTCAGCGACCGGCCAAGGGCCAGTTCAGACTCCGCATCCCGCTGGAGCTGCGCCTCGATGGCGTTCGGCGCGGACGCCGCTTGCAGCTCCTCGCCGATGACACCGCGTGTGCGCTGGAGGTATTCGTTGTCCAGCTTGCCAGCGAGCTGGTCTGCCGTGCCGAACTGCATACGGATATACTCAGGGTATAGCCGCTTGATCGCTGCCTCCTCGGCGGCAGATTGTGCTTGGGCCACGCGGATCGACGCTGCGGCCATTTTATCGTAATCGATTGGCGCGGGCGCCGCTGGCACTGGTTGTGGCGCGGGTGCGCTTGGTCCTTTTCCTCCCATAGTATTATCCTCCTGTTTTCTTAATTAGTTTGTTCCAATCGTAGACTCGCGGCTCAAAGCTCCCACGTCGGCACCATGCCGCGTATTGCTGCGGCCGTGTCGCCACGCGCATAAACTCCCGCACAGGGTTTGCGCGGCCAACAGCAGCAGCCAGAGTGACGAACCAACAATTTGGCTCGCCGCTTTCAAAGCACTTCTCCTCCGCGTTCCACCGCAACTCGCTGGCCAGCAGAAAGACTTCCGGCGTGGCGTGGACTAAGCCCGAAGACAGATGCTCGCCGACAAGCTCCCAGAAGTCTTGCGTGCTGTGGTTGTCCCACCATGCTTTTGCGCGTTGCCATGGGGTCATTAGCTGGCTTTGATTTCGGTGAGGGTTAGAGAGCGCAAATATGTATTGTTAAAGTATGCCGTGTCGTCTCCATACCCGCTGACCACAACATTGCTTCCGTTATTTGTGCCCGCCCGCACTGAATAAGTGACGGAGGAATTCGTATTAGGCGCATCTAAAACTTCCAGCACTGCAATTTGGCTATAGTTCCCGCCGGTTGGAGCTGCCATTGTTGTAGCAATACAAGCCGTTCCGCGAAACAGCGCAAAAATAACATTCGGATTACTTGCTGTGTTAAACGGAACCACAGCCCTTGCCAGCACCTTATTCGCTGTTGTTGCGGGCGTAATTGCCTGTGACAACACCTGCTCACCTTCAGTAGACAGCGGCGATGTATTGTCGGCGGGGATAACTGCCGTCGTAAACAGCTTGGCTCCGCTGTTAGCTTGCACAACCTGCACTACGGACCCGTCTGCCAGTTTAGCGTTGCCCACGGCGCCGTCAGCAATCCGGTCAATCGGCAGAGTGCCGGTCGTGAGCTTGCTGGCGTCGATGCCGCTGGCGAGCTTGGCGTTAGTCACGTTCGCGTCCAAAATCTTCGCGGTCGTGACTTCATTGTCCGCGACAACAACAGTCGGCGCGGCGGTTGAGTTGAGTTTCGCGGGGGTGACGGTTTCGCCACTGACCCAGTTGTAAGATGCGGTTACGGTTGCCATGATTTTGTTCCTTAGTTGTTAAGCTGCATTCCGCGTCTCAGTCGGCGGGTTGCTCGGTCCTGCTGCCTCGATTGAGACGTTGCGAATCTCCGGCCGGTTGGCCGTGGTTAGAAATTCCAGTTCGCAGTAGTGCGCCTTCTGCCGGATCGGCTGCTTGAGCGTGTAGTCTTCCGCGAGACCGGACGTGTTGGTCTGCCCCTGCACCAGCGTGATCTCGGCATCGGGGTTGACGGTAATAGCCTTAACCGTGACCGATGCGGTGTTGGGCAAGACGACATCGGCGAGCGAGCGGACGAAGCGTTTCGTTGTCATGCCGATCATGCCGCTGCCCATGCCGTAGCGGCGGGTGACAATGCGGCCAGCGACCGGCGTGATGACATCGGCCTGCACGTCGGGCGACTGGTCGCCTTCCTCGATCTCGTCGAGGAGCATGAGGCGACCGGCCTTGTTGCTGACGAAGAGGCGGCGCTCGTTGGCGCGGGTGGCCACTACGAAGTCATCCACGCCGAATCCGTAGATGTCGCGGGTTTCCCACTGCTCGTTGAGCGCATTGTAAATGAACACGCCGTTGTTGTTGTCGGCACCGGCCAGCGGGACGGCGAGGTAGTAGCGGTTGCTATACCAAAGGCCCACCGAGTTCTTGAGCAGGGTCGCGTTGAGATCGTCGAGCTGGTTGGCGATGGGATCGCTGAGAGGCTTGGTGTCGCCGCGTAGCTTTAAGTCGAGGCGGCTGTCCAAGCGGTAGACACCGGAGTCCGAGAGGAAATAGACAAACTGCCCCGCCGTAGCGATGGAGCGGCGGGCCGCGCAGCCGACCTCATCGGTGAGGAGCGTGAGCTTGCTGAGAGCGGTGTCGATGGCCGTGCTGGCGCCGTCCACGCTGGCGAACTGGTTGACCTCGGCCAGCCAGATCGACTTGCGGCAAAAGACGAGGAAGCTGTTCTCCACCCACGGATGCACCGCGACAACGAAGTCATTGCTGCCCGCGCCAGCGCGGAAGGACTGCCAATACGGATCGTAGGTATTGGCGTCGAGGATGTCCGAGATGAGCACGTTGTTTTTGCCGTCAGGCAGGACGAGGCGGTTGTTGACGTAGGTGCCCCAAGGTGTGCTCCGCATGGTCTTGTAGGTGGCCGAGAGTCCGGTCGGCACGCCTGCGGGGCTGCGGACGAAAGCCGTGGCGATGCCGTCCCAGTAGAGAGGCGCCTTGACGCGGCGGATGGTGCGGCCGCTGGTCGTGGCGTCTGTCGCAGTGCCGCTCGGCACGGTGATCGTGAAGGAGTTCGTTGAAATTGTGGCGATGTCATACTCAACGCCGTCAAAGGCAGCGACATTGCTCCCCTCGATGCGCACGCGGGCGCCAGCGGGGAATCCGTGGCCGGTCAGGTTGACGGTCGCCGTGGTGGACGCCACGGTGATGCCGCCGGTGGTTACGTTTTTGACAACCCAGTTAGGGCGCGAGGCGTCGGCTTCGCGGAAGAGGTAAAGGCGGTCGTTGGCCTGCACCATGGAAACGGTGTCGGTCGGCTCGATGACCTCGTCCGGCGATGTCGGGTAGCCCAGCTCCTGCGGGAGCACGCTGATGACGATGGTGTCGCCGTTCTCGTCTACGATTTCTTCTCCGGTGTCAGTGACCAGAAAGCCGCCCGCCCAGACACCGGCGAAACTTTGGTTGTCGTCGAGGAGAATAGTGTAAGCACGGTCGCCGCCCGCCAGCACAACGATCTCCGCGCTCTGCACTTGATCCGGCGAGCGGTAGACGCTGGCCGCAAAGATGCCGCCGCTATAGACACTCTGCACGATCGGCGTGTTGGGCGCAGGGTTGAGCACAAAGGGCACCGTGAGCGGCGAGCTGGCCACGCTGATAGCATCCGCCATGCGCTTCGCGCCCTTGCGCGTCACCGCCACTCCACGGTCGAGCCGCATGTTCTCCGAGAGCTGGAGCATGCCAGCAGGCAACGCAACCGGATTGATGCGCGAGGCATAGCCTGCGAATCCGGCGTCACCGTCGCGGAGGATGGGGCTTTCTAAAGGCATTTAGATGTTAGCCCTCATACAGTATGTTGACGCTACCGGCGTCGAAGGTGTCGGTGCCGTTGACCGTGGTTAGGCGGATGCGGTCGAGGGTGCCGGACAGTGCAGGACTGACGCCTCCTCCAGACCCACTTTCGCCCGATCGCACTACATGTGACGACACCCATGTGTTTCCAGACACAAGTGTTAGAATCATGTGTCCGGCGACTGCATATGAAGATACGTTAAAAATGCAAAAGCCCGCTGTAGAAGTTGTTCCCGCAGTTTGGTTGCTATAGTTGAAGGTGCCACCCGCAGAACTGTATCCACTTGTCGTCACACTTCCCGATCCCACCTGCACCAGCAATGCGCTACTTCCATTTGTTGACACTCCATTCAGCATCACCGTAATCCGCCTCACCCAAGACGGGATGCCGGTGAAGTCGATGCTCGTGCCGCTGGTGGTTGCTTGGGCGGTGGCGAGGGTGAGAGGCTGAGACAGTTTGGCCGGAGTAATCGCCGCATCGTTGACCATCGCCGTGACAACCTTGCTGCTCCCAATCGCCGTCACACCGGCATTGCTGATCGTCACGTCGCCAGTCACAGCAACCTTGGTCGCCACATTGCTGCCGTTGCCAACGAGGAGGTTGGCGCTGTCGAGAGCAGCGAGCTTGCTGAAGGCGATGGCCGCCGCCGCATCAATATCTGCATTGACCAGTCCGCCGCGCACTACGGAGGCGGCGACACGCTTGGTCAGTCCGCTCTGCTCGATGACGAACTCGTCGCCGGATGCGAGGGTTGTTGCTTGTGTTAGTTGTCCGATTGTTTTGGCCATGTTAGGCGATGTCCTTTCTTGGTTGTGTTAAAACGTAGCTGACGGTTTTGGCGTTATTCCTTTTCATCTCGGACTCAACGAGCGAGATGAAGGCGGGCCATTGGGCGGGCGGAAGGGTCTGGCAGCCTTCGCTGTTGGTGCGGGTGATTCCGCCGCGATGGA